TTCCTTGTTTGCCAAGAGCACTAACAACACCCTTTCTTGCAAGATTTGTAACACCAGATCTTGCATACTTACCACCCAATGAACGAACACCTTGCTCACCAAATCTACGAACAGCAGCATCTCTTCCAAATCTTTGTGTATATCTTCTTGCTGCATCAGCACTTGCACCATAACGACTTCTTCCTGCAATACCTTTTGCACCTTTAATTCCAGTTAATCCTTTTCCAGGCTTACCTCCAAGTCCAGGACCAGAGGAAGCCATCGCAACAATCAATGCAAGATTCAAAAATTGATTTAATAATCCTGCAAGTTGATCAAACTTCTTTGCGCCATCATCACCAAAAAGATTTTTCATAAATCCTTTGGTTGCATCATATGCTTTATATCCCCAATCAATAAAAGTTACTAATCCATTTAAAAGTTTACCACCAAGATCAATCAGAAAATCAGTTGCGGGTCCAATAAACTTTACAAACTCAATCATTTTTGGCAAATGATCTATAAGTCTATATGCAAAATATCCCAGAATAATATTACTAATAAAATTTTTAATCCAATCAAACATTCCCGTTCCAGGAATCTTTGGTTTCTTCTTTTTACCTTCTTTCTTTTTTGGTTTTGTTTCTAATCTTTTTTCTTCCTTTTTACGATCTCCCTTTTTATCTTCTTTTTTCTTATCATCAAGTTTAGTTTTCTCTAATGCAAGTGTTCCCTTTAAAATCTTATCAGCACTAATAACTTTTGTTTTTATATTTTTAATTTTTTCTTCTGTCGGATTTTTTACATCAACTTTTGTTATTTCTGAAGATGCGCCAGCATACTTCGCAATAGCAGAACTTGTCTGTGCAAAAGGCAAAAGTTTTTGAGTATTAACAGCCATTGTTAGAAGTTAATTATTCCTAAAGTATTGACTTTTGATCTGGATGCCGAAGATGCATTAAAAGAAGGAGCCCCACTTGGAACCGACACCGGTTGAATATCACCAGTACCGTTTGCTCCTGCAGATATTACAGTTACTTTAGGAGATGATTTAACAGGTGGTCCTGGTATTTTACTTCTGAATCCATCTTTATATGCTTTGGAATTACTATCAGTGGCAGCAACAATCATATTAATCAAAGGAACTACACCACGATCAACAGAATCTTTTGGAATAACATATTCTCCAGGTTGAAGTGCGGTGAGTTGTCTATCAGCAGTTGCGCCTGGAATATCAACTCCGGTATTTTCCTTTACTATTCCGCCTGCATTAAATCCTAAAAACTTTCTTACACCAGTTATTCCTCTTTGAATGATATTTGATCCTTTCTTTTCTACAAGTTTTTCGGGTTTTTTTTCTCCTGCTGCTGGTTTGGATTTATATGCTGATAATATATTCTGAGAATTTTCAAGTCTTCTATCAAGATGGGGAACACCAGGAGCTTCATATGCATTCATAAAATTAATCGTTGCCTGTTTTACATCTTTTGCCTTTAACCACTCACTCTTTGCTGCATTTCCATATGGAAGATTTGGTCTTCCCTTAGAATCCGGATGTCCTGTTTCCAATTCCCATTTCATAAAGTTTAACTGGCCATCAAGATCGTTTATAATGTTTTTACCATATTTTTTCTTTGCAGTATCCCATCTTCCAGGAGTTTCCCACTGAGCAACACCACGACCAGGACCTCCTCCATACTGCTTAGTATTTGGTTTAAGTCCAGGTGCTTCTGTCTCAAAGTTACCAATAGCAGCAGCAATGTGAAATGGTTTTGCTTGCGGAAAGTTTGATTGAATTTTATCAAAAGCAATTTTATAATTTCCAGTTAATGGTTTTTTGCTATCAATGTTTCCACTCTGCTCTTTACTTCCGATCATTCCACCACCAGCAGCATAAGAAACTCCTTGCATTATCTTTGGTTTATTCGTTCCACCACCAGCAGCATTCATTGCCTCAAGTGTTTGGACGCCATATTTTTTCACAGCACCAGTAGACATTACAAACTCACCATCAGAAAGCATTGCAGGAACTTTATCTACTCCCTTTTCTCCAGATACATATCCTGCAGATTCATTATCACCAAAGAAGTTTTTTGTATTCAATCCACCACCAGAGAACATTGGAAGTCCTCTTTGTTGAATATATTCTTGTTGTAGTTGAGAAGGTGGTGGAGTCTTTCCCGTTTCAGCAGTTTGTTTTGGTGTTACGATTGTAGGATCTTTCTTTGCTGCTTCTTCTCTTCTTTTTTCATTTTGTTGTGATGCCATATATGCACCACCTGCAGCAAGAGCACCACCAGCAACTAATGCTGCAGTTACAGGATTTTTTGCAGCAAATCGCATTAACTGCGGTATTGCTTTCTTTCCAATTTTAAATATAAACTTACCAACAGTAGATAAAATAGATCTTGTAAATCTACCAAATGATGTTCCAAATAATATATAAGCACTTAATAAAGCAGGCCACCAATCTTTAATAAAACGGAGAATAGAATCTATCTTTCCTTTGTTTTCAGGATCAGCCATCCACTCAATCAGTTTATAAACGATTCTTCCAAGAAGAATATTTACAAAAAATTGTAAAATTCTATCAAGTATACCTTTAACTGGTGCAATAATTTTCTCTGCTGCTTTTCTAAGTCCAGAGAATCTCTTCTCTAATCTAGATTCCTGAAGTTTTCTTCTCTCCTTTTCTTCTTGCTTTCTATCATAATCTTCTTTTTTTTTCTTTAGTTTTTGATCTTCTTTTAGAGTTTCTAATATTGAATCAATACCTTTAAGAATCTCATCAAGATTCTCTTGTGTTTTTTCTGTGACTGGAGGTGGTATAAATTTTTCAATATCCATTTTTGGAGAACGGACCAGTGCTCCTCCACCACCAATTGCTGGTTGTGTTGCTTTTGTAGAAACTCCTACAGTATCTTTCTTTTGTAATACTTTGGTAATGAATTTTTCAAAATCAATTTTATTTCCTCTCTTTTTGAATCCTTCCTTTCTTTCTGCAGGGGTCAACTGCTTACCATCAATTGTCCCCTCTGCAGTGAGTTCATCAATATATTTTTGATACCTATCTTCTCCAAATAACTTTGCAGGTACAATCGCAGATGCTTTTATTGTTGTAACTTTTGGTTCTGGTTTTATAGGTTCTATAACAGTATCTTCTTGTTCCTGAAAAAATCCCTCCGCCATTTCGTGGAGTTCTGTATCATTATATCCTTTAAATATTTTATTATCTATATTTCTTTGTTCTGATTCACTTAATGAATTATAAAATTTGGAGAGCAAACTAATCTGTTCATCGGAAAGTTTAGATACTAACTTTTTTCCGAGTTTGAACTCATATGCCTTTCTTAATTTTATTGCTTTAGAACTTGGCATTATTCATCTGCTGTTGTTGCTTTAACTTTTCTTCTTCAAGATGTTGTTGTAATAATCCAACATAGATGTCTCTTTCCCAAGGGATCAAGTTCTCAATCTCCGTTAATGAATATTTATGATACTGCATTAACGCAAAATTAAGTCTATAGTAACTCTCCAGATTCATATGAATCAGGGCTATGCGAAAAAAGATGCTAAGCCCTCAAGAACAACTTCACTTTCTACTTTTGTTTCTGGATTTGTAACAGTAATAGTGTGAGATAATTTGGGCATTGTTTCAAAGAACTTTTCAATACTCTTAAATTGAGATGAGTTCATTGATTCCAAAAATTCATTCACTTCTTTTTTCGTACAATCTGCAGTAGACCAAGCTTCATCTTCAGTATAGATTGTTCCAATACAAGATGCGATCAACTCAAAGGATTGATCCATTGCATTCTTATCGTTAAAGTCAAAATTATTTTTAATAAACTGTTCCAATGATGGATACTTCATTTCCATCATAATAGAATCATCAACTTTAATTTTGTTCGTATGATTTTCATCCTTTTGAACTTTAATATCATCAAGTTGAATCTTTATAGCAACTTGTGTCTTTCCATCATCTGGACAGATAACATTAACTTCTAACTCTTCTCCAACAGACTTACCACGAATATTAAGAAACAGATATTCAATATCAAATGTGGGGAGATCTTCTACTTTAATTCCTTTTGTGAGAATACAGTTTTTAATAACTGCTTTGATTGCAGTTGTAATTTGTTTAGTATCTTCACTTTCTAATGCAAGAACAAGAAGTTTTTCTTCCTTAACAAGAAAGGGTCTAAATTGAATTGTTTCTCCTGTGGATGGCAACTCAAGTTCGTAAGTTGGGGTAGCAATCTTTGGTAAAGGCATAATGTCCTATAGATTTTCAGGTGTGATTATTTAGAGTGGATTATATCGGATCCAATCCCAATGCTTGTCTTGTAGTGATTGGTTGTGGATCTGATCCACCATCTAATCGTGCTCCAGTCGCAGTGTCTCTTTCAGTGAAAACAGTATTGGGACCAGCAGTATTTCCAAATGTAGAAAACGTTGCTGTGTTTGCTGCAGCTTGTTGTGCTGGAGTTGTTTGTGCAACAGGTTGTGCTGATGGTTGTGTACCTGTTATGGACTCAATATAATATCTAATATATGTTAAAGATACTGTACATTTTAATAAAGAAGAAGAATCATAAGAAACGGGCATTGATGTAATACTAATAGGAAATGCCCTAACAAACTTATAAACTAAAGATTTTTGATAGTCTTTTTCAAATTTTATAACTTCCAAACCTTGATCCGACATATATGAATCAGGATATTGCATACGATAAAAGTAATTTTTAGCAGGAACTCCAACTCCTCTTTGATTGGTATCTGTTATTTGTTCCGCACTAATATATTTTATCCACAATTCAAAGAACTTAATGGGAGAGTAATTTTCAACATCCACATAAAAACTCAAATCAATTCTATCATCAAATACTCTTCTATGTGCGTGTCTTTCAGTAACACCCGTGTAATCATTGTCAAGTTCTAATGTTGCTAAACTTGATCCAGGAAGAACTGCATCCGAACATAGTAAATTTAATCTATCTTGATTTACAACATTACTAAGATTTAAACCATTAAATTTTAAAAAATTTATAAATCCATCTTGTTCATTTGGAAAAGGAACAGTTACCTCAAAATGAGAGGATGTTACTGGACGTAATAAGTTAGATTTTATTTCGTTTACAGACCTTGGTTTAGGCATCTAAATAATTTTTAACCTTATATAGTATGTATGGGAGAAAGTAATAAAAGTATCTATCGTCCATCTTTTCCAAAAAAGTATAAAGGTGATCCAAATAATATAATTTGTCGTAGTAGTTGGGAAAGACATTTTTGTCGTTGGTGTGATCTCAATGAAAATATATTGGAATGGGGTAGTGAAGAATTTTGGATTCCCTACTTATCTCCTGTGGACAATCGTGTTCATCGTTACTTTCCAGACTTTATCGTGAAAGTTAAGGAAAGTAATGGTCAGACAAAAACTTATGTAATTGAAGTTAAACCAAAGAAACAAACAAAACCTCCTAAGACTCCAAAGAGAAAAACAAAATCATATCTATATGAATGTAAAACTTATGCAGTCAATCAAGCAAAATGGAAAGCTGCAGAAGAATTTTGTGCTGATAGAAAAATAGAGTTTAAAATTATTACAGAAGAAGAGTTAGGTATCAAGTAATGGTAAGACGAGCTAAAAGAAGAAGGGCAGGTGGACCTTCTTATGAAGAAGTAAAAGCACAGATTGATGCCAGAGAGGAGCAGAGACGACTAGAAAAATTAAGGACATCATCCAATCGCATTCTACCTATCAGAGAAGATTTACTTGCAACAACAAATGATCCAGAAGATAGAATGGTAGAAATTATGAATGCGTTAAGTAATACAGTAACACCAGTTCCAGAAGAAGGTGGACTGTATACATTTGTCTATAATGCAAAAACTCCTGGACTTGAATACGATCAACATCCTTTGATCGTTTGTACAGAATTAAGTAGATGGGGATTTCGTGGATTAAATTTTCACTGGAGAAAGTACAGAAATTATACTTGGCCAGAAGTATCAGGACTTTTATATGAAGTTAGATTAGAAGAACTTGATGATTTACTTGCTCTACAATATGGAAAATTCCTCATAAATAAATAAAAAAACTGTTTAATGGCAGATTTTAAACAAGGTACGGACGCAGAAGTAAAAAGTGGTGCAGCTCAATATAAGGCAGGAGCTATCGTATCTGATGAAGCTTCTACTTTTGTCGGAGGAAAACCAAGAGAAGATGCTCCGGGTGTTATTGTTGGTGGAACAAAAATATATCACAGAACCGTAATTTATCCAACACAGGATGATCAGGGAAAAGTAAATGGAGCAGATAGAGTCGTTTATATTGTAAAAAACGGAAAATATCAACCTGCAGCAATATCAAAAGATGGGGGAAAAACATATCAATTTTCTGACCCAAACTATCCAACAATGGCTGGAGTTGCTGGAGCAGGTTTGCAAAAAGATTTAAACTCAGGTAAATCTCCTATTCATAAAAATCTAGATACAAATACAAGTCAATCACTTACTAAGGCAGGAGTACCTAAAGACCAAGCAAAAACCGTTGTTGCTTCAACTCAAAATGATGCAACAACATCTGGGGAACAAGGTGATGGTACTAATCCAACAGGTCTCCAAGTATTAAAATCTGGACAAGTCAAAGGAACTGGTAGGAATAAATTTCCACAAGAACTTAGATATCCATTAGGACTAGGAAAAGCAACCACTCAAGATGTTGTGCAGTTTACAATGCTTGAATATAGACCCCAAGAATTTGATGATAAACAATTTGGATTTACTGGAAGAAAAAGAGACGTTAGTGGAAAAGGTATTGGAACAGTATACTTACCAGTTCCTGCTGGTATTCGTGATTCAAATGGTGCGAATTGGACTAGTGCAGATATGAATGCTTTTCAAGCTGCTATAGTAGATCTTGCTCAGGAGACAATAAAAGAAGGCGCT